AAAAGGGATCTGGAATTAACCAGACCCCTTTCTCTCCCAAACCTCTTCACCAAAGTAGGCCTCTTCAAGACTTACTGTTCAGCTAACTTCTTAAAATACTCCAAGTTATCTGAATCTGTTTCAGGTGTATCTACAGAAGCAACTGGATCACCAGTACTCTCCTCAATACTACCAACAAACTCATCTCCTTGATGAGCAATAACAGTATGAAAACGAGCTTCAAGTTCTTGATATGACTTGAAGTTATCAGAACTTACCAACTCCTGTAACTTATATTGCTGTTTCCAAACTTCCTCACATTTAGCATCATCACCATCATGTAGTTTTGTCGGACTTGCAAACTCTGACTTATCATAGTTCACATAACCATCTACCTGACGAATTTTGATCTTGAAATCTGCACCTTCCCAGAAATCAAAAGGATTCAACGGAGTTTCATCTTTGAACTCTGGATTCATTACACCCGTAATCTTCTCAAAGATTTTCTTACCATAACGAAAGAGCATTACTTTACCTTCATTCTCTTTATTAGCACTATCCTCTAATACAAGAATATTAGAATAATAGTTTAATTTTCGTTTACGAGCTCGGGCTAAATCCTTATCAGAATCAATACCAGAGTTCCACAAAGCTGTATTTGCTTTGGAAACTGGATCATCCTTACCAAGAGTTGTTAATGAGTTTTCGATATACCATCCACCAGGACCTTTGAATCCATGTGACCAAAGTTGTACCCAAGGTGTATCTTCATCTGCAGAAGCGGGAAGAAAACGAATCACGGCATAACCATTACCAGATTTATCACGTTCACATTTCCAAATACGGTCATCACCGTAGGAAGGTTTTTCTGCAAGTTTCTCAACTTGTTTAGAGAGGGACTCTAGGTTGGACATTCTATTTTTCTTTAAATCTTTAAAACTAGACATATTATTACTCCTTATTACGTTGTATTATTGTATTATTATGTATCATATTATATCTTCCAACATCTCTCCTTTCTATAATGGAAGCTTTACAGTTCGTTTTAGCATATGTAGCTCTTGAGCCTCATATTCTATTTTATCTTTTATAGATTTATTTAGTAGTTTAGAAACCATCTCTATTTCACCGTCAATGTCCTCAGTATAGAGTAAAACAGCTTCCATATATGTAATCTTTTTCTCACTAACCATTTTTTCTATATCTAAAGAAATATCAATTGGCATTATTTAATATCCTTAATTTTATCACATATCCCAAGTTTCTTTGCCTGTTTAGCACTTAACCAAACATCATGTGGTGGTAATAGATACTGTCTTATTTGTTTCTCAGTTAATTTTGTACACTTCTTATAATGTTTAATTACTCTATCTGTAGTTAATTCATATTCTTTAACAGTAGAAAATAATTCATGCTCTTTACCATACATTCCCCATGTATATTGATGACTCATTATAGAAGTATTTGGTGTCAATATTCTATGTCCCTTTTCACCTGCAATAAATATTAAGAATGCTGCTGATGCTACACAACCCAATCCTATCGTATGAATTGGTATTGGACTACCTCTTATTATATCAATAACAGCAAAAGCTGCATTTAATTCTCCACCCACCGAATTGATTATCAATTTCAATTGTTTTGATCGCGGATGTGCTGTATTTTGTACTAAAATAAATGCGATTAAGTCTTTACATGCTTCATCAGTTACAGGCCCCATAAATAAAAATATATCATGATCTTCAGGTGTTGTTATAGATTGATTTGTAGGTTTAGATTCAGTTGCCATTTAAACTCCCGCGTAGAATATGTGATCTCCAATTTTAGTTATTCGTTTCATGTTTTTAGCCCACCAAGGTTGCTTGATATAATCAGCATGATAATGTGTTGGTTTTTCCGTATATATTTCAGATTGAGTATAATAATATTCTATTGTCCATTCTGCAATACGTTGAGCATGTTTCCAAGCTTTTTTATCTTTAGGTCTATCTGATAGACCATCACAAAACCATGAAAAAGCACAAGACCCATGTTTTTTTCTATAACCCTGTTTTATTACTTCACAAACAGTATTTTTAAAATGCTTATTCAATTTTCTATTTATAGTTACGAATGCAACTGCTATCTGTCCTGGTGTATCTTGATTTCTTGCCTCCCAATAAACATTTAATGCAAGACAATGCGTTTCTTCCTCTGAAAGAGAAAGAACTTTTTCTGTTCTGTCAATAAACTTTGGATTAGGTAGAATCTGTTTAAGAATTAAATCTTGTTCCCCAACTTCATAAGGAATTAACATATCCACTTCATTCAAAGCTTGTTGTACACCACTATCTACTTTCCACAAACAAAGAGAAGTAACAAAAAAGAAAATCAAAAACATTAAATTGTATTGAGATTGTTTCATTGTGTCCTTTTGGTTAAAAAGATAAAAAGAGGGGACAGTTGCCCATCCCCCCTTTTGTGTTTCTGTCCTACTTCGCTTACGCAGAATAAAACTTATTCAACTTAGTACGAATAGAACTTACTGCTCGCGCACCACCAACAATGTCAGCGTTCTTGAAAGATACTTGACCCGTTGCTGGGCTAGTATACATTTGAACCCAACGCGGAAGACCGGTCAATTCAGCTTCTGTCCTGGTGATCTTACGTGCGTTCTTTCGGCCGACTTTCGGCATGCCATGTTTAGTACTCATTCACATTACTCCTAAAAAAATTATTAAAAACATCACTTCACAAACATCATCTATTACTAGACGAATTCCTAATTGTTATATACATAATAACAAATTATACTATATAATACAAGGAAGAAGTTATCCTTAGTAAATCCAGACTGACGGTACTTTTGCCGGGTCAATATCTACATGGATAAAATTCTTCGCGATACCAATTCTATTAAAATGTTTAAATAATTGTTCTAAAATTTGTTGACGATAAGCCCCTGTTTCGCACTTTAAATCGACCGCAACTCCATCAATATGACTAGAGGTTAAACTACCACCAATTCTATTATTATGTGCTTCACATCTTACACCACTAGTAACTGTCATGGTATTTTGCATAGGCATAGCATCTCTGACTTTTTGTAACATATCAACCAAATCACGGTTAATATAATCACCGCCACAACCACAATGACAAATGAACTCGCTCAAATTAAAATTTTTAGTTAATTGCTCCATTCGCCTCCCCTTATTAATATCAACGTAAATCATTTTCAATCTTTTTACAAGTTCTAATTATCAAAGGATCAAAATTTGTTTCGTGTCCTATTTCAAAACACATATCTATTTGACCGTGTTTATATCCTGATTTATGAACTAATACTGCAAATGTCAAAAATATACAAGTTATTAATACAGATAAAAGTACAGTTCCAAGTTTTGTCACATTTCACCTCCATGTTTATAAATCTCCACGTTAGAATACTTTTTCATTATCTCAATACCATAATCATCTCTATAATCTTCTTCATAATGAAATTCTTTAATACCAGATTGTAAAATTAACTTAGCACATTCAACACAAGGAGCATAAGTACAAAACATATATGAGCCTTGACCAGATTCAGTAGATTTTGCTAACTTAGTAATTGCATTAGCTTCAGCATGTATCACTTCTGGTTTTGTATGACCATCCTCCTCACAAATATTAGAAGCACCAATTGGCATTCCATTATATCCAATTGATATAATTCTATCATCTTTAACAATAATACAACCAACCTGTAATCTCTTTGCTGATGATAATCTACCATAAACTCTGGCAACTTCTAAATGTGCACTTATAAATTTATTTTTCATAACATATAATTTGGTGAGGGTTTCTGTTGACAGGTACCCTCGAACCCCGCTACTAATAATTAAGCAGCAAGCGCAACGTCATAGTCGTTAGCGTTTATAGTTTGAATGATTGATAACCGAGCCATCATTCTTCTCGGTGCTGTTTTATAGTTTCCATTCTCCTGTCGAAACCGATCGCCCCCAGTTGTTTTATTGACTTGAGGAGTCGCGGATCCTTCTATCAACGATTTTATAGTCCGCATCTAAATTGGTGGAGGCGGGGGGAATCGAACCCCCGTCCAAAAAAACTTTCACAATAAAATTATACAGCAATCTCTCCTTTACTCTGTATCATATATGTAACCTCATTACACATATCCTCTATTGTACCATTATTAGTAATAGTTACATCAATATTCTTTTCATCTAAACCACCCTCACTTGAATGTTTCCATTCAGCAATGCCAGGTTTATCTCTGACTATATTTATAACTACGCCACCTCTGTTTCGTATCCATATTGCTTCATTATCAAAACGAACATCAGTAATCACAACGGTACGACCAGGAACACTTTTAACAAACATCTCAGCATTTTTAACCCAAACATTAGGATCAATACCTCTACCGATCTCTGTACCAAGTAACTGGTATATTTTTCTTGGTGAAATACCCCAAGGTTCAATTGGTACTTCCTTATTTGCTATCTGTTCATCAGAAAGACCAAACATAACTTTTGCTCCCTCTTTAAGAGGCTTAGCAAAATAATAGTGCACACAACGATATTCATCACACAAGTATTTACCAAGTGTATCTTTACCACTATGTGCCTTTCCAGATATACCAATTAACATAGGACCTCCAGTTTTCACATTCGTTAAACCAAAAATAGGAAACATTATTTACTCACTCCTTTCCAATGATCTGGACCTCTTTTAATCTCATACTTCCAATTATGAGGAGGCATCTTTCCAGTCTTTTTATCAGCGACTGGTTTATACCCCTCCAATTCATTCCGATACACTTTTGCTTCTGATTTATTCTCAAAAAATTCTTTACCAACTTTAAAAAGGCGTTTCATGTTCTATCCTCCTTATAACTCATATTGTAATGGAAATCTACCTACATTTGCAACTTCTTTATATTTTACTTCCTTTTTACTCAATAACGATACTAATTTATGCGTCCATTCTTCAAGCGTAGCTTCATCATGTTTATCTGGCATCAAGTATTGTGTAGTTCGATAATTATCTGCTAAACATAACGAATCAATAACATTCTGATAAATCTGCCTTTGGACTGGGTTCATCTTATCTCCCGTTTATTGAATTTTGTTTATAAATTGCAACGTATTTTGTAACCTATGACAAACTACTCTCAACAACGGCATTAATGCTGAAGGATTTTGCATAATAAATTTATCTGCTTCTCCAGCTGGAATTACTTTCAAAGTACAATCAGTTAGAGCCTTTACAGTAGCACTCCTTGGTAAATTCTCCAACCATCCTAATTCTCCAAATACCTCGTTTTTACCTAATGTGGCAATAACTTCTTTATTCTTTATCACTTCGCATTGACCATGATCTATTATGTATAAATCACGCGTTTTTTGATCTTCGCGAATAATAATCTTATCTTTTTTGTGGTATTCTACTCTCATAATTATAACTACTATTATACTATATATTGTATTGAA